TATCAGAAACAAGGAAAGAGAGGTAATAGAACAAAGAAAAAACTTAAAAAGAAAATAAAGAAAGCACTTGACAAGGTACAAAGAATATGATATAATAAGTACATAAGAAAGAGAGGTAATCAGAATGTTAGAGACAAGAAAACTTATAAACCACAAAAGTGCACAATGCCATGTATCAATAGAGGATAATGGTACAATCAATTTCATAAGTTATACTACACTTGTTATTCAAGCCGTTCCACACTCTAGTGGTCAATATGTACTATTTTGTACAGGGACATACAGCCAAACCACAAGAAAGCAGATAGGGTGGTTTTTAAAGGAATATTTTGGTGATGTTTCATACTACGATATGAAAAAATGTGCAGAGGACGGAACTGGAATATGTGCAGAGCGTAAACACGCAAAATATTGGTAGGCAGCCGGTGCATGGGTAGGTTCAAACCCTATCCTACCATTCCACACTATAATGTGTGAGATATAATCAAACAGAAAAGGAGGACAAAAATTATGGCAAGAAAGAGAATGGTAACAAGAACAGTAGAGCAGACAACAGTGCAGGTTATGACACTTGACATAACAACAGCAGAGGTACAAGTACGTACTTATGACATCGGCGGAAAATACACCGATGAAGAGTTACTCAAGAAACTCCAGAAACTTTTCCAGACTGATACGCTTAAACTCGTACACATTGAATCACAGACTTGCAACGAGGTATTACTTGGCATGGATGAAGAAGATTTTATCAGACTTGCAAAGGTTTTACCGCCACGTACAACAAATAAGGAAGAGGACTAGGCTTAAGCCTAGCACCTCTTGAAAGGGGAATATTATGTACGCAATATGTGTAGAATATTATGGAAATTATGGTGCAATCGTTCCGGCAGGAAATGGCGGTATGCAGAAACTTCATAACAAAACCAAACGTGGGTGGTTGAGTAAAACTGAATGTATGCGTAAACGTACAACAGGAAATGTGTATGTAGTCGCTAATTTTACTCAGAAAATGTGTGAAATGTCACCTAGACAGTTAGCAGATTATGTACAGAATAATAACATCACTGTACTTTGAGAATATACACGGAGTTAGTCTAAACTAACAAGGGTGCGTGACAGGCACGGTTATAGCTTCAACGTTATACACACTTTAGTGTACAAACGTACACATGAACCTTGACAACAAAATAAAGATGATAGAAAAGGAGAATGTTATCATGGAAAGAATTTTCACAAATGCACTCAAAAAACAGTTAAAACAGCGTATAAAAGGTGATTTATCTGTACACATTGTTGATGACACAATAATTGTTGACATTCAATCATTAGGTTGTTATACTTGGCATTATATCATTAACAATTTATCTGCACAAATATCAACAGGTTTATCAAGTAGAATTGTAGCAGATGCTATTGTTAAACAGTACAGGAATTTTATTCTATCTAAACATTTTTACTCAAAATAATTCAAAGAAAGTGTTGACTTTTTAAGTACAATATGCTACAATAAAAGAGTAACAAAGATAAATAACAGTTACGTTGCCAGAGTGGTGTACTCACTTTACAGTACACCCTCACCCCTCTGGACGGTGCAACAAATTGGTAAGTTGCCTAGTGACATTGTGTTCCAACACTTGTCTGGTAAGCACTAGATTATAGGTTCAAATCCTATACCGTCCACTGGTACAATGTCGTACCTAACTATAAACAAACCAAAGCCAGAAAGGAGAACAAAAATTATGGCAAGAGTACCTATGGTAACAAGAACAATCGTAGCAACAAAAGCAAATGTTATGTGTCTGGACGTACAGGTAGGCGAACCGTGTAACAAGGTTGTTAAAGTACCACGTACATACAAGGACGATGAAGCACTGATGAAGAAAGTTCGTCCGTTGCTTGAAACGGAGACACTCAAAGCGGTACACATTGTAGACAAGGAAGAAGTCGAAACTTTGTACGGTATGACAGAGCAGGAATTTATCCAGTATGCAAAAGTGCTTCCGTCTAGAAACGGTGCAAATAGTGACGAAGAAGCAGACAATGAATAACACAGAAGCAGCTAAAAACCTAAAACACCAAACACAACAAAATATTTAATTAAAAGGAGAACAATATCATGATTAACATTAAAGAAATGAGCAGAGAGTTCAACGAAGTAGAGCAGTACCTTATGACTATCGCACCGTCAATCGTTTCAATGAAAGACGTTGAGGACGGGGAGCATATCACAGTTGACGGAGTTCTGATGTTTGAGGATGTTAAAGAGGACAGCGGTGAGGTTGTCGAAGTAATGTCAATCATTACACCGGAAAAGCAGGTATACAGTTGCCAGTCGGCTACGTTCAAGAGAAGTATCATTGATATTTCAAACATTATGAAAGGTAAGCCGTTCACTGTTATCAAGACTTCTGGTAAAACCAAATCCAATCGTGATTACATTAACTGCGTACTGGACGTTGAAAGACTTGCATAATTTCAGAGTGTAACAGTTAATAAATGGGGGGGTGGCACTCTTAGTACCATACTAGAGTGTCTCCCCCTATTTCATTTATAGGGGTGAATGCTATGGCAAAAAGACGCAAACAAACACCTGCGGAAAGTGCTTACTCTAAACAAGTCAAGCGTATTAAACAGTTTATAAGTAGAGCAGAAAAACGTGGGTATCAATTCAGTGAAGATGTATTACCGCAAAGACCTAAACGTGTAACACAAGCAAGTGTGCGAAAACTTGCAAAATTAACACCTGATAAGTTGTACAAGAAAGCAGTCTACGGTGGTTTAGCAAGTGAGGGTGAAATAGTACCTGCAACAGAGGGTGTAAAGTTGGAACGCTCTTTGAGGGCAAAGAAAGCGGTAGAAACTAGAAAATATAGACTAGCAGAGCCAGTACAAGAACCAACCAATACACCAGGTTTTGTTCCACCAGAGAACATATCAGAAGATGGAACATTTTTTGACGCTGTTGTTATCACTGGTTTTAAAGCTCATGTGCGTCAATTTAATGAACACGCTAGTAACTTATTACTATCATGGTTAGACAGAATACTAGCAACAAATGACGCACATGATGTTGCAACAATGTTGAATGATGGTGCAGAAGCAGGTTTGATTGTAACATATCAGATAGTTTACTCACAAGATAAGCTAACACAGTATATGTCTGAAATGTTAAACTATTTACCAGAAGCAGGATCACTGTTTAAGGCTGAAATGATGGACGCAATGGAAGAGGACGAGGACTTTAGTAGTCCACTATGAAAGTTAAAAAGTATCGTTACTTTATGTGCGACTTTGAAACAACTGTTTACAAAGGGCAGGTGAACACAGAAGTATGGGCTAGTGCGTCCGTTGAATTGTTCACAGAAGATGTAAATATTTTTCATAGCATTGGAGAGCAATTCGATTATTTTCTAGCGCAGAAATGTAATATCGTAGCGTACTATCATAACTTGAAATTTGACGGTGCATTTTGGTTATCCTATTTGCTGGTAGATAAGGGGTATAAGCAAGCATACAAAAAGGTAGGAGAGAATGAAAATGATGTTGAATGGTTGCCAGAGAAATTCATGGAAAATAAGTCATTCAAGTATAGCATATCTGATAAAGGTATGTGGTACAGTATTATTATCAAGGTAAATAATCGCTTTATAGAGATTAGAGATTCACTGAAATTACTACCATTTAGTGTAAAACGTATCGGTGAAAGTTTTGGTACAAAGCATAAGAAACTTGATATGGAGTACACTGGTTTTAGGTATGCAGGTTGTATCATAACAGATGAAGAAAGAAAGTACATAGCTAATGACGTTCTTGTAGTCAAAGAAGCGTTAGAAATAATGTTCCAACAAGGTCACAACAAGTTGACAATAGGTTCATGCTGTTTGGAAGAATACAAGTCAATTTGTAAGTCCTCAACAAAGAACGCACTTGATTACAATGAAATGTTCCCAGATGTGTACGCAATGACGATAGACGAGAAAGCACATAGATACCTCAATGCAGGAGATTATATCCGTAAATCGTATAGAGGTGGTTGGTGCTATCTTGTTAAAGGTAAAGAGAACAAGATTTTCACAAATGGAACGACAGCAGATGTAAATTCTTTGTACCCTAGTATGATGAGTAGTGAGAGTGGAAATCGTTATCCAATAGGTGTACCACATTTCTGGAAAGGAAATATCATTCCAGACATTGCACTTGCAGACGATAGGTATTACTTTGTTAGAGTAAAGACAAGGTTCTACATTAAACCAGACAAGCTACCATTCATACAAATAAAATCGTCACTACTGTACAAAGGTACAGAAGCACTTGAAACATCTGATGTGTACGACAAGAGAACAGGTGAGTATTATACCCACTACACCGATAAAGACGGTAACATTCACGACACAAGAGTTGAGTTAGTTTTGACAATGACTGACTACGTGTTATTGAAAGAACACTACGAACTTGTAGACTTTGAGATTTTAGACGGTTGTTGGTTTTATAGTGAAATAGGCATCTTTGATGAGTACATTGATAAGTACAAGAAAATCAAACTGGAAAGCAAAGGTGCGTTGCGTGAGTTGGCAAAGTTGTTCCTAAACAATTTGTACGGTAAAATGGCAAGTAGCATGGACAGTAGTTTTAAACTTGCTTACGTCAAAGAGGATAAAACCATAGGCTTTCTACCGGTTGCAGAAGCTAACAAGAAGCCTGGGTATATACCAGTTGGTTCAGCTATCACAAGTTACGCAAGAAACTTCACAATTAGAGCCGCACAGAAGAACTACCACGGTAAAGACAAGAGAGGTTTTATATATGCAGATACAGACAGCATACATTGTGACCTTGAACCAGAAGAGATTGTTGGTGTTAAGGTACATGATAAAGACTTCTGTTGTTGGAAACTAGAGAGCTGTTGGGATATAGCAGTTTTCACCAGACAAAAGACTTACATTGAACACGTTGTTAAAGAAGATTTGAAACCTATTGATACACCGTATAACAACATTAAGTGTGCAGGTATGCCACAGAAATGTAAAGACTTATTTCAAACATCACTTGACGGAACGGCAGATATTAGTGGGTACACAGATAAGACAACAAAAGTGTTTAAGGAATGGACAGAAGATGAAAAAGAGTTCTTGTTTGAAAAGGAAACTGGTAAACCAATAAAGAGAAATCTTAGGGACTTTAGAGTAGGACTAAAAGTTCCCGGAAAATTAAGACCAAAGAGAATACGTGGCGGTATCCTACTTATCGACACATCATATGAAATGAGGTAGAACATGGAATTGAAAACTATCAAAATCAAATACGTAAAAGACGGAATGGAAAAAATTGAACAGATTGAGAACGGAGATTGGATTGACCTGCGGATTGCTGAAGATGTGCACCTTGAACCTAATGAGTTCAAATTCATTCCACTTGGAGTTGCTATGGCTTTACCGTCAAACCATGAAGCGTTAGTCATCCCTAGGAGTTCCACATTTAAAAAGTATGGTATCATACAGGCTAACTCAATCGGGCTTATTGACGAAACATATTGTGGTGACAAGGATGAATGGAAATTTCCGGCATATGCAACAAGGGCGGTTGACATACCTAAGAACACCAGAATATGTCAATTCAGAATATTCAAACATCAACCAACAGTTGCACTTGTTGAAGCAGAGCATTTATCAAACACCGATAGAGGTGGTTTTGGTTCAACTGGTGAAAAATAAAGCACAACAAATAAGAATAGCAGGGGCGAACTAAGTTCGTATCCCTGCTTTCTATTTATATCTTTAACTCATGCACCAAACAAAGCGTTCAGCGAAAACGACAAATGGTATAGGCACTATCGTTTCAAGTGTGCTGCCCTATCCACTCATTGTTGGACACATGAGAAGATACCTAAAAGTTATCAACACTTTCCACATTTTAATGTGGATAACCTAGTAACTCAACGAACTAAGTACCGCTTCTTTGCACCTCATATCCTTAAATCTGAAAGCACCACGTTCAAATAAGTACCTAAGGTTTGACAAGAAAAAGTCATTTCTTTTGAGCATAACATAGTTCACTTCATGGTCTGCTGTTGTTACAGTTATTTTAGTCTTAAAGGTAACATCTGGTTTATCATCACAATAGATAAAACCGTCCTCTGTAAATTCCCTCAAGCCAAAGTCAGTTCCCTTATATTTAAGAGTACAAATATATCTGCTTCTGCCTGTCGGCTTATCTACAAAACTCTTATTGTCATTAAGATACACACATTCACTACTATAAGCAACATAAGCGTTCTTAGCAAATGCACGATTAAAACCACTACTTTTCTGTTCATCACTTGCACTCTGAATGAAACCTTGTTCAAGTACAAAACCGTCACCACGCAAGAACTTTGTATCGTCTTTTAGTCTTGCACTAATATTCATTTCAACATAGTACGGGTTTATGATGCTGACTGGATTACTAAGCATATAAACTGGCACATATCTTACCTGTTCGCCTTGTCCTCTTGCTACTGACGTATGTACGCTAAGTAATTTCTTAACTTCATCAACGCAATAGTGATTCGTTTCACTCTGAAATTCGTCAAATATCATTCGCATAATATCAGAAAATAAGTGACTATATTTCTTAATCTGGTCAGCACTATTAAGACTTAAAGCATACCCACAACTTTTTTCGTCTAAGAACAATTCGTGGAAGATACCACTTGCTCTACGTTTGCTTGTCATTTCATGTTCTTTAAAGAACAAACTACCTAAATCTTTATAGAACTTATCAACAACATCATCAAGTTCATAGTTGTATCTATAAATAAGACCAAATTTTTCACCTTTATCTAAAAATCTATTGATACATAATCTACCAAAATATGTTGTCTTACCACCAGTACGATTAGTAGTACACATATAAATCTCTGGTTTGTTACCATTTATGTCCATCATAGACAAAAGTTTAGTACCGTCATAATACTTACTCACGTTATAATCACTTCCTTTCCTATTATATTATAACATACCTATTGCAATTTGTCCAGTAATATGATATAATAAATATAAATGAACAAGGAAAGGAGTGAAAGAAATGGAACAGTTTTGCCCTATAATTATTGCACTGGTTTTCAACGCTTTAGACCTTTTCACTGGTATCATAACTGCTGTCAAGAACAAAGACATAAAATCGTCGAAATTGCGTGACGGTCTTTTCAAAAAGGTTGGATTCATTTTATGTTACTTTGTGGCATGGTTAATTGACACAGAGGGTTCATTGATAGGTTTTCAGCTTGGAACACCAATCTTACCTATCATTATCCTTTATGTGTGTACTACAGAGTTAGTGTCAATACTTGAAAACATATGCAAGATTAACCCTGACATTCTGCCGGAAAAACTGATGGAATTATTTCACATTTCCGATGTAAAAAAGGAGGGCTAAATTATGCCAAATATTATGAAAGCGGTTCAGTTTATTATTGACATCGCAAATGATGACACGCATGGTTATGACCAAGCGCACAGAAATGATCCAGACTATGACTGTTCTTCACTTGTTGGAACTGCACTACATGAAGCAGGTTTTAATGTATCACCTTACTCATGGACTGGTAATCTGGAAGCACAGTTGCGTAAAGCAGGTTTTGTTGATTGTAAAGCACCGTGGTTGCCGGGAGACGTACATCTTAAAACACAGCATCATGTTGTTATGAGTATCAGCAATACTCAGATTGCTCACGCTTCAATAAATGAAAAAGGAACGGCAACTGGTGGTAAAACTGGTGACCAGACTGGAAAGGAAATTTGTATCAGAAGTTACTATGAATACTCTGGTGGTTGGGATGTACACCTTAGATATGCAGGAAAGAACACAGATGTAACCCCAGATGTTTCCATTGATACCATTGCAAGAGAAGTCATTGCAGGAAAATGGAGTAACGGAGATACCCGTAAAAAACTTCTAACAGAAGCAGGTTATAATTACGACACAGTGCAGGCAAAAGTAAACTCACTCTTGTCTGGAACAGAGTTAAAATCTAACGGAGAAATTGCAAGAGAAGTAATTGCAGGAAAATGGGGTAATGGTGACACAAGAAAGCAGAAACTTACTGCCGCAGGTTATGACTATTCTGCTATCCAGAAACTTGTAAATCAAATGTTAAGTTGAGGTTAAACTATGCCAGATATTAACAAAGCATATTCGTGGGCAATCAATACTTGTAACGCACCTAATATTGGTTACTCACAAACGTACAGAAATCAAATAACAGTAAATGGTATTACCTATTACGATTGTTCATCTTTTATCAACTATGCTTTGTTAGCTGGTGGGTTTGAAACACCGTACTACGCACCGTCAAACAATGCGTTCACTACGGTTACAGAACCGTCAGAACTTATTCGTTTAGGTTTTACAGAAGTGGATGCAAGTGGCGAATACCTTGCAGGTGATATAGGTTTATCCTCTGGACACACAGAAATGTGTTACCAAGGCGGGCAAGGTTCTGGTATCTTTATGGGGGCACATTCAAGCAGTTATGCGTTAGCAGACCAAGTTAGTATTTCCTCATACACAAGTTCATTTCCACGGTTATTCCGTTACGGTGACGGTGGTGCGAGTGGTGTAGGAGCAAGCATGTTTGTGTGTGCCGCTATTGCAGGTAACATGTGGCAGGAAAGTACCCTATCACCCGGTGTCTGGGAAAATCTCTCACCCGGTTCTGCTACTGACCTACTCAAAGGTTACGGTTTAGGACAATGGACTAACACAGGTGGTGACACACATGGACGTCTTTACCAGTTACTAACTTGGCTATCTGACAACGGATATGCTGATGATGATGGGTACGGGCAGTTAGCTTTCCTTATACACGAAGATGTTTGGTATCAGCATGACGAATATCCGTTCAGTAATCTTACAGAGTTTTTACAGTCAGATTCATCAGATATTACCATGTTGACACATGCCTATAACCTATGTTGGGAAGGAATACATGACAGTTCGTGGGATAATCGTGTAGACTACGCAAACCAATGTTATGCTTACATATTAGCACACGCAAATGATACCTCAATAACAAAATGGTACAACGAAAACACATACCTAACAACAGAGCAAAGATTGAACAACGCTGTTATGCTTTATAGGTACTTATCCGCAGGTGGTGGCGGTGGTGGCACAACCCGAACAAAGCGAAAAATGCCACTCTGGATGATGTGCCGATACACATACTAACAAACCATAGAAAGGAGAAACAAATATGCCGTTTACAGTAGGAACTTACAAACACGAAGAAGGATTTACAATCATGGTGACAGAGGACGGAGTAATCATGCTCTCACCTAATCACCCACTATCAATGCGATTGTCCGCACTGTTTGATACAACAAAGTGGACTAAAATTTTATAAGAAAGGAGAACACCATGGCAGTAAAAACCATAGAAGAAATTCTTGAATCAGTGAGAGACAGAGTTGGTGAGCAGACTGATGATGAAACAATCGCTTTTATTGAAGATATTAGTGACACACTTACCGACCTTGAAACAAAGGCAAACGGTGACGGAACAGACTGGAAAGCTAAGTACAAAGAAAATGACGCTGAATGGAGGAAAAAGTATATTGAACGTTTTTACAGTTCAGAGCCAGAACCTGAGCCAGAACCATCTAAACCAGATGACACGCAAAAACCTAATACGTTTGCAGAACTGTTCACGACAGTTTAGCAATAAATTTATTAAAGAAAGGAAGATTAAATCATGGCAAGAAGAATTGCAAACAGTACGCTTAATGCATCAACCATTGACATTCTCAACGTAATCCGACAGAACGCTTCTTATGATTATCAGCAGAACGTACCGGAAGTTGCAACTGTCAATGACATTCCCAAAGTGGGAGAAATCATCTATGGTACACCTGCCTTTGCAAACCAGTTTATCAATGCTCTGGTAAATAGAATTGCAATCGTGCGTGTACAGAGTGCAACCTTTAACAACCCTTACTCTATCCTCAAGAAAGGTTACATTGAGTACGGAGAAACTGTCGAAGATATTTTCGTATCTATCGCAAAAGCTGTTGACTTCAATGTTGAAAAAGCAGCTAAACGTGAGTTCCAGAGAACTATTCCAGATGTTCGTTCAGCGTTCCACGTTATGAACTGGAGAGTAATGTACCCAGTTACCATTCAGGACGAGGACTTACGGCAGGCATTTCTTAGTATTGAGGGTGTTCAGAACCTTATCGCTAAGATTGTAGACGCAGTTTACACCGCCGCAGAGTACGATGAATTTCTTCTGTTTAAGTACCTGCTTATTAAGGCAATAAGCAACGGAAAAATGTTCCCTACTTCTATTGGAGCAGGTACAGACCTTAGCGAAGCGGCTGTACAGTTTAGAGGTACTTCTAATCTGTTACCATTTATGTCTAATGACTATAATGAAGCTGCTGTTAAAACGAGCACACCGAAAGATAGACAGGTTATCTTCATGGACGCTATGTTCAATGCACAGTTTGACGTAAATGTGCTTGCAAGTGCGTTCAATATGGATAAGGCAGACTTCATGGGTAGGCTGTTCCTCATTGACAACTGGACTGACTTTGATAATGAGCGTTTTGACGTTATTAGAGCAAACTCTGACGGAATCGAGGAAGTTACAGCAGAAGAGTTAGCACTGTTGGCAAACGTAAAGGCTGTCATTTTGGACGAAAATTGGTTTCAGGTTTACGACAATAACAACAAATTCACGGAGAAGTATGTTGCTTCTGGTTTGTACTGGAACTACTTCTATCATACTTGGAAAACGGTGTCAAATTCTCCGTTCGCAAATGCTGTTGTGTTTGTCACCTCTTCCGCAGACGTTAATTTACCTGAAACTGTTACCGTTCATGTGGACGCTAAAGATGAAAGTGATATTGCTACTGTATTTACTATCAGTGCTGACTTTGAAGAAGCAGCACTTAACCCGCGGAATGTGAATTTTGTTCAGACAAAAGCGCTTACAACTGCTGGTATTGCTGTTCAGAAATACGGCGGTCTTATTATCCCGACTTCAAAGGTTGGAACAGATATCACACTTGTTGCTGAGATTAACGGAACTACTTACACAGCAGCTACTACTATCAACGGTTCTACTGATGTTGACACAACTGTTACTCTTAACAAGGGCTAAGATTTTAACTGTAAGGGTGTATCATTTTATGATATACCCTTACTAAAAGGAAGTGATTATATGTATATACAACCTACGACAAATATAAGGTTGCTTAAAGATGTTCCTCTTGATACAACCTACGACCACACGATATACTTTGCAAGTGCAACAGAGCAGTACAATTACTTTATTGGTTTGCAGAAATACAATCTAACTAATTACACCTATCAAAGAGTAAAACGTGGTGTGGCTAGAGTTGGAATTAAAGCCGACAATCTGTATGAGTGTAATTACATGATGTTTCAGAATACAGCTTACGGAAATAAGTGGTTTTATGCGTTCATAACATCTGTTGAATTTGTGAACAATGAATGTTCAGAAATTTACTTTGAACTTGATGTTATGCAGACATGGTTTTTTGATTGCTCACCAGATATGTGTTTTGTTGAACGTGAACATAGTTCTAATGATGGGTTATGGGAAAATTTAGTACCAGAAAATCTCGACTTAGGTGATTACACTATTGAAAAGAAAGATACGTTTGATATGTCACCACTTTATGTGTGTGCATTAACAAGTAAAACATCAACTGGTTCTGCGGCTACTGGTAGAACAATAAATCACATTTATGTGCCACTTAATGTTATTGCAGGAATCCCTGCTGACGACCCAGAGAGTATTAACGTTGCACTTGAAGAGTTTATAGGAGAAGGACAAGAGGACGCTATTGTTACACTATATGAGTATCCAAAATTTTTAGGTGATGCCAGTACAACTGAACCTCAAACAAAAGTTAAACAGTTGTCACCAGACTTCACTAAAATTGACGGTTACACACCAAAAAACAAAAAACTATTTTCTTATCCATATAGTATGCTTGTAGTTAGTAATAATTGCGGACAAACTGCGGAGTATCGTTGGGAACAGTGGAATAGTGTAGAAGAGTGTGGCCAGTTTAATATACAGGGTGTGTTTGTAAGTACACCTTGCGTATTATGTTATCCTGCTTATTATCGTGGTGCTATCAACGATATTGACAGCGGATTGACTTACAGTAATTTCCCGCAGATACCGTGGGTTGGTGATACTTACAAAGCATGGCTTGCTCAAAATAAAGGTACTATTGCTAGTGGGTTAATTAGTACAGCAGTTGGTACAGGCTTGACGGTTGCAGGTGCGACTAGTGTTAATCCTATTATGGTAGCAGGTGGTGTTGCTACTATCAGTGGTAGCGTTGGTAGTGTAGTTGGTAAAGAAGTTGACGCACAGAATACACCGCCACAGGTTCACGGTCAAGTTCAGTGTGATAGCCTTAATGCAGGAGCAAATAGATGTGAGTTTACGTTCTTGCATATGTCAATCAGAGCACAATTCGCTAGGATTATTGACGATTACTTTACAATGTATGGATATGCAACAAGACGGTGTAAATATCCTAACAGAAGCAGTAGACCTCATTGGAACTTTGTCAAGACTATTGGTGCTACTGTTACTGGTAGTGTTCCTGCTGACGATATGAAGAAAATTTGTAGTATCTATGATAATGGAATTACATTCTGGAAAAATGGTTCAGAAATTGGGAATTATTCACTAGATAACAGTCCAACATAAAGGTGGGTGAAAAATATATGGGTAGAAAGCGTGGAATTACGGATATGTTTGGTGACAGTGCTACACTGAATAACTTGACATATATGCAGTATTTGAACAGGCTGACAGAATTGGCTATAAGTATGTTTGAATGGAAAAACTTGCCCCCTAGTGTTGACGCAAGGTATCTTGAACTACATCTATTTGAAACTGGTTGCATGGTGTACTTTGATGATGATGTTCTTGGGAACTTATGTCTGGACTGTATTACGAATGGCAGACTTGATGTGTATGGTAACCCTATTTTGCGTAGAGCATATTCTGGATATAATAATTACCAGAAGTTATTGAAAGAGAGTAACAGTGTTATTATCTGGAATAACTACTTGCACACAAATAGTGTTCTTGATGTTAAAATGTTTTCGAGAAGATTATACAACATTGATAGAATTATTGATGTTAATGCAAATGCACAAAAAACACCGGTTTTAGTGCAGGGTACAGAGAAACAAAGGTTGACGCTAATTAACTTGTATAAGGAGTTTGAGGGTAACGCACCGTTCATTTTTGGTGATAAGAACTTGGACTTAAATGCGTTAAAAGTGCTACAGACTGGTGCTCCGTATGTTTGCGATAAGTTGTACCAGTTAAAGACGCAGATATGGAATGAAGCGTTGACATATCTTGGTATCAGTAATATCAACATTCAGAAAAAAGAAAGGTTGATTACTGATGAAGTAACTAGGAATCAAGGTGGTACTATTGCTAGTAGATACAGTAGATTGGAAAGTAGGAGACAGGCTGTTGAAAAGATTAACGCTATGTTTGGAACTAATATTGAAGTTAATTATCGTGAAGATTTTCAGCAGGTTGGCAATGATACTATTCCAGAGGACGCTGGTGCTAATACGATAGGAGGTGCAGGTAATGAGTAAATATACTACACAAGTTAGGTTCATTTGTGAAAGCAAAAGTGGACTTGAAGTAAGTGGTGGTAGTGGTGATGTTGATAACATTATTGCAGGTTCGTGGAATAAGATATTTACGAGTAAAGCACCGTTCTTTGATGAAGCTTACAGAAGTGTATTGTGTTCAAAGATTTTGAAGCACTATTATATGAGAGAAATTTGTTGTGAAACGGTAGGTATCTGGACGCTTTGGATGAATACAAGGCTTGAAGAAATTATGCCGTACTACAATCAGTTGTATGAGAGTGCTAAGATTGAGTTTGACCCAATGCATGATGTAGACTTAACTAGGAAACATGAGAGGAATGTTGAGGGTATAAAGAAAGAAAATGGAACAAGAACAGAAACGAGTGGCGGTAATAGAACACTTGAAGGAAATAGAGACACTGATACTACTGGTAATGGTACGAAAAATACTACAAGTGGAAGTGATGAAACTAAGAGAGACTTGTATTCTGATACACCGCAAGGCGCTATTACTGGTTTAGAAAATGAGAACTATTTGACTAACGCAAGAAAAATTACAGATAATGTAAACGGAACAGCCGATGAGGAAACTAATACAACAGAAAAAAGCGGAACTAACTATACTGAAACCGAAAACACAAACAGCAATGTAAATGGAGAAACAAAAAATACTGGAAGTAGTAATACAATGGAAGATTATCTTGAAACTGTTAATGGAAAACAAGGTACGGAAAGTTTTAGCAGTCTTTTAAATAAATTTAGGGAAACTTTTTTAAACATTGATATGATGGTTATTGATGAGTTTAGCGACTTATTCTTTGGACTTTGGTAATGAAAGGAGATAAGAATGAACAAACGTAGTAATTTTAAATTTTGGTGTCAAAAAGTGCTTCCTTTGGTGTATGACGATTCACTTAGCTATTATGAATTGTTGTGTAAAGTGGTTAGTTATGTAAATAATCTAAATGAGACAACAAATGGGTTAATTGATGAAATAAACGCCTTAAAAGAATATGTTGAATCTGAATCAAAAGAAACTATAGAAAAAGTTGTTAAAGAAGTTGTAAATGAAATGTTAGCAGATGGCACTATTAACAATATAATTAACAACGAATTAAAAGGCCTTTTAAATGGAAGACTAGCTGTAAAAAATAGAAAATTCTTTTTTATTGGTGATAGTTATTCATTTGGCTATACACCTGGCGCACCAGAAGAAGTTGGGTGGATGAAAAATGTTGCAAACGTTCTTGGTTTGGTTAGCGGCGTTAATTATTTTAGTGTAGACTATGCAAAAATTCCTGGTGGGTACGGTATGTCGCCTACGGTTACAGGTGTACACGCATCTTGGGCTGACCTTGTAAGAGTAAAAGATTTTACAAATATTCCGGTAAATGAGATAACAGACGTTGTAATACTTGGTGGAACAAATGATTACAATTACATTGATAGCATAGGCTCTGGCATGATTGACTTAAACAATGTTTTAAAAAGCAAATTTCCAAATGCTAATATTATGTGCGGGGTCTATGCTTGGTGTAATTTAGAAACGTTTACAGATAAAACACAAAAAGTATACAACGAATATGCAAAGTGTATTTATTATGGATGGAAATTTCTTCCAAATTCTGTGTGGACACTGCATAAACATAGCTATATTAGTTCTGACAATATACACCCGACACAACTGGCATATAAAGAATCGTCTTACTACTTAGCTAACATGATAGCATACGGTGATTGCGACGTTATCTATAAAAGTGTACACCATTTATCAAATAGATTTTCAACTAATATCGAAGTATTAAACGAATGTGATTTATTATTTGAGTTCAAAAATGGTTTTACTACAGTAACGCAGCTTAACGGAGGGAGTAGTGGGATTGACAACATTCTCAATATTAAAACTAGCGTTAACGGTTATCACACCCTTGCCGCTATACCTGATTTTATTTGCACTAATAATCAGACAAGCCCTTTTCCTTATATTGTACTTGGTTCTGCAATTTATTTTCCTTATAGTAATTTAAGATTTGGTACACTTATTTTACGTGATAGAGGGGTGGCTTTAGGTGCTAGAAAT